TATATAGCAATAAGGGAGAGTTTTATAGCGACGCTAGCTGATATCCTACAGATTCCAGATTGGTACAAAGATGCTAACTGTATTGGTACAGACCAAGATGAGTTCTTTCCAGAGAGAGGTAGTAGTACTGTAATTGCTAAGGCAATTTGTAAAGAATGTAAAGTTATAGAAGAGTGTCTAGAATTTGCAGTAGTAAGAAAAGAACGATTTGGAATATGGGGTGGTAAATCTGAACGAGAACGCAGAGCCATTAGACGAGAACGAAGAAAAAAAGGCGAAAAGTTTTAAAGTTCCTGTTTGGTACTGGGAGATAGTACTAACCAAAGGTGATGACCCAATGCTATTTGGCCCCTTTACTAGACATGAGATGTTCTACTACCTAGAAACACAGGGGTATGAAATACCCTATAAGATTAAAAGGCTAAGACCAGATGGAAGATAAATTCGTAATACTAGATTTTGAGACAACAGGTGCAGATATATTACACACACCCCCTGTAATGAATGGATATTTTAAGTCACAACTATGGTATGACCCTATTGAATTTGCCATGATAGATTTATCTAGTGACCAAGAGTACCATTATTTCATAGAACCACACAAAGATTTTATCAAAGAAGGCATACCTTGGGCTACTGATATCCATGGATTTGAGAAAGATGATTTTGTTAAGCGTAATGATTTACAGAAATGGGAAGATATCTACCCAGAAATACAGAAAGTTCTTACAGGTAAGACTGCTGTTGCACATAATGCTTTTGTTTTTGACCAGCAAGTTATGGAACAAACATGCGAGAAGTATCAAACCTTAGTTCCATTATGTAAATGGAGAGATACTAAAGCAGAGATTAAGCAGATGTATCCAGGTAAAGCACATAGTCAAGTTGATGTAGCAAAGTGGATGTTAGATGAGGAATATAAAGCACACTCTGCTATTGAAGATGTTCGTATGTTGGCAAAGATTTTTAAATACATAAACGAAAAACCTTCTTGGATATTTGTATAAGGTTCTTGACTTAATTTTTATATAGTCTAATATTTCTTTTACACCAACAAATGTTGCGTGGTAAGAGAGATTATCAAAAGGATATCTCAAAAAAGAAAGAGGATAAAATGCGTAATGCAAAAATCACATTGCCTATTCAGGCAATTCGTACACTAACTTCTTTAACTGATAAGAATGTTAAAGAATACTATGGATATATCAAATGTAAGGATTTAGCTGAAGCTGATGAATTACCAGATAATCCAAATCCAAGAAAGCCAATAGCTGATAAAGCATCATATAGTGAAATGGTTACTGCTCTTACTGATGAGCAAGAGACGCCAGACTTATTTATGTTTGCAGCACTTGGTATTCATATCTTTGCTACTGATGCAGTAGTCGAAGAAAACAATATAACACTTACACTATCAAAGAAAGATGGTGTTGTTAATGGTGGACACTTGTATGGTGCTATCATGGAGAATAGTAGTTCTATTCCAGAAGATAGATTAGTTAGGGTGTTTATCATGACAGGTGTTACTGATGAAAGCACAAGACTAAATATCTCTATTGGTCTTAATAAATCATTACAAGTAAGTGATGAATCATTATTAAATCATAAGGGACAATTTGAATGGATTAAGAAAGGTTTAAAAAATACATCTTACGAAGATTCAATAGTCTATTTCCAAGGAGACGAAGGAACAGTACCAGTAAGAGATATTATCTCTACAGTATATTCTTTGATACCCGATGGAACTGAATTAACGAACAGTCCTGTATCTAAACTATGGGCTTATGGAGGCAAGAATAAAATTATTGCCCAGTATGAAAGTTCATTAAAAGATTATGAGAAGTTTGAATCTAGTCTAAGAGCTATTTACTTGTTTAAAGATTACATTCAAGAAACTGCTTACAATATGTGGACAGAAGCTACTGGTGAAACTATAGATGATACACCATTTATATTTTCAAAGTGGGCGAGCAATAAAAACCAAATATTGTTTTTAGATGATAAGTCCGATATTGAGTATGTACTCAAATCTGCTGTACTTGTTCCAGTTATTGCATCATTCAGAACAATGGTTGCAATGGAAGGTAAGTTTGACTTACATAAAGCAAAAACTGTTTGGGATAATATTGGCGTTAGATTAATGCAAAAAGGAATTAATTTAGCAAGACAGTTTGACCAACTTAGACCAGTAGGATATTTTCAACCAATGTGGTTTGATATGTTTGAAATTGTAAGAGATGAGTTAAGACTTCTCAAACAAAATAGACTAACTGCGTAATTTGCGATAATTAAAAAGTAATCCCTATGGAGACATAGCAAGAATACTTTTCAATAAGATTAAGGCCGTCCTGCGAGACGGCCATCTTATTTAAATACCAAACCTCTATGGTATATTTATAGAACCATGATTCAAGATTTTATATACGCAGGTTACAGATTTAAAAAAGAAACTTTTAATAATGAAACTCTTGTAATTATGTTTGAGAAGAACGAAGCAGTTCAGCAGATGATAATTCCAAACGAAATAAATATTTTTGATTACATCGACGCCTACCTAAATAAATTTATTAGACAGTCAAATACCGCAAGGTATATCGAGAATAGGTAATATTAAAGAGTCGGCATCCACACCGACCTCCTCCCATCATCGGCTGTCCATAGGATAGCCGTATTTAAAATTACTACTATACTTACCCCATGCCTAGATATGAACATAAATGCATTAAAGATAATTGTGAATTTCTTTTTGAAGTTACATATGGAATTAAAGAGGAACCTACAATAAATTGTCCTAAATGTTCTAGTCCTACACAAAGACAAATTTCTAGAAACGTTATGTTTGAAACTCCTGTTGATGTAGAATGGGAAAAAGACCCAAGTGATTTATCAGTCACTTCTTATAAAAAATATAGTGAGGCAAAAAAAAGAAAGTTTAGGTGGTAACATGTCAGGCTTTGATTGGAAAGATGATGAAACATATTCTGAATATAAATCAAGAAAGCTTAGAGAAAAAGGTCCAGGATTTAACGTAGCTATGGGACAAAAAAAATACAAATCTGAAGAAGGTGAAAAATCCGCAGCTGCTAAGAGAGCTAAGACTAATCGTAACAAAGGTAGGAGAAAACAGAACCTTGCTCGTAAAAAATTAAAGATACCCAATACAAAGTTTAGGTCAATGATGGGACATGAGGAAAGCTGGTTAGGACAGGTAAGAGTTGAAGTAAAAGCTGGAAAGCAAGTTCAAACCTTATGGACTAAATTTAAAAATGCTAAAGCACAATCAGATGCCAACAACACATCAATAGGAAACAACAAACCATTTATTTTTGTTGCAATGCCCGATGGAACATCTGATGGTTTAGTTGTTATGGAATTAGATAGATTGGAAGAAACTGTATTTGCCTTACTTGAAACTTGGGAAGAGTACGATGAACAGTAATGGTTAAATATAAAGGAGTTCTACCTCCGCTCCATGAAGCACAAAAAACTGTAGCTGAATCAGAAGCAAGATGGAAAGTTCTTTGTGCTGGAAGAAGATTTGGTAAGACACGCCTTGGTGTGCAGATGTGTATGGAAAATGCTTTAGAAGGTAAAAGAGCTTGGTGGGTTGCACCAACTTTTGCAATTGCTCGCGTTGGTTGGAGAGCTATTGAAGCAGCAGCCATGTCATTCCCTGCAAAGATAAGACCTAAAGTTTCTATTGCCAACATGGAAGTTCATTTTGAAAATGGTGGTTTTATTGCTGCTAAATCTGCTGATAATCCACAAAGATTAAGAGGTGAAGGTCTTGACTTTCTAGTTATGGATGAGGCAGCTTTCGTAAAACCAGAAGTATGGAGAGAAGTTCTACGACCAACACTTACAGAAAGAAAAGGTAAAGGTTTATTTATTAGTACTCCAATGGGTATGAACAATTGGTTTTATGATTTATGGCAGAATGCACAAGATGATGAGAATTGGGAAACATTTAGATTTTCTACATTAGACAACCCAGCTATTGACCCTGACGAATTAGAAATTGCCAAGAAGGAAGTTGGTTCTATTATATATACGCAAGAGTATTTAGCAGAGTTTGTTGAAGATGGTCAGTCCCTATTTAAACCTCATTGGTTAAATTATTTTCAAAAAAGTGAAGATGGTTTATGGGTAGGTGGTGGTGGTTCATGGGACCCCTTAGAACTACAACACTTTGGTGCAGTTGATATTGCTGTAACTACTGCTACTTCTTCAGACCATACAGCAATAGTAGATTTTGCTAAACATAACGATGGTACATTGTTTGTTAATGATGTAAAACAAATTAAAGTAGAAGGACCTGATTTATTTCCAGAAATAAGAAATATGTACGATAGATATAACTGGTCACATGTTTGTATTGAGAATGTCGGCTTATCTAAAACAGTTTCTCAAATGCTTCAAAGAGAGGGATATAGGGTACAAGAAATGAAAGCAGATAAGGATAAAATAACCAAAGCTTTACCTTTATCGGCTAGGATGGAGTCTGGAGATGTACTTTTAAAAGCGGAAGCACCATGGCTACCGAACCTAGAGCGTGAGCTCCTTGCATTTCCGCTAGGTTCGCATGATGACATGGTAGACGCTATGGCACTTGGAGCTCAAGAGATGCAAAAAAAACGCGTCTGGGAAGCGTATTAATAAATGGCAGAAAGAAATAGATTTCAAAAAGCCTTCGATGCCTTAACAGGTAGGGACATCGGAAGCAAAACTGCAGCGAATTATAACCAAACTTATGGTACTGATTTGTCTGTATACGGATACAATACTACAGCAGGATTCTGGGAATCAGATAAGCTAAGAGAAATAGGCGATGGCTCTGCTAACTCCGCAGTTATTGCTTGTTTGAATGTTTTATCTACAGCATTTTCAGAACCAACATTGCAAGTTGTTAAGACAGATAGTTTTGGTAATAGAGAGGTACAGACAAATCATCCTATAACTAATTTATACAAGAGGCCTAATCCGTTTATGTCTGCTGGTCTTTTATCTCACTATATAGTTTTAGCAATAAATACAATCGGAGATGCTTTTCTCTATAAAAACAGAAACTCAAGTGGTAAAGTAGTACAACTTGTTCCTATTATGCCTAACTTAGTTGAGGTAAGAGGAAACGAAAACGAACTAATTACGCACTATGAATATTATCAGAATGGTAAAGGTGGAGAAAATTTAAAGATTCCAGTAGATGACATAGTACATATCCGACAAGGAATAGACCCTAACGACCATCGAAGAGGACATGCTCCCCTTAAAGGTGTGTTGAGAGAAATACTAGGTGATGAATCAGCAGGACAATGGTCAGCTGCCTTATTGCACAATATGGCTGTACCAGGTGTTGTTCTTTCTCCACGTAACGATTCTCTTGGAGGTCCAACAAGAGAAGAAGCCGAAGCTATATCAGAATCTTATAAGCAAAAATTTGGTGGTGCTAATAGAGGTGCTCCAATGGTTTTGTCTGGTTCTATGAATGTAGATATTGTTTCTTTCTCACCTGACCAAATGAAACTACAAGAATTAAGAAGATTACCAGAAGAAAGAATATCTGCTGTGTTGGGTGTTCCTGCAATTCTTGCTGGTCTTGGTGCTGGTTTAGATTCAGCAACTTATAACAATACAAGAGAATTAAGAGAGTTCTTTACAGAACAAAAACTCATACCTTTATGGAAAATGGTTTCTTCAGAATTAACTCATCAACTATTAGAACCAGATTATGGAATAACTGATGGTGGTGTTTGCGAATTTGATTACACAAAAGTAAGAGCATTATCAGAAGATATGGATGAACTTTACAAGAGAGTAAACACTGGTGTTCAAGGTGGATGGATAACTATTGGTGAAGCTAGAAAAGTTGTAGGACTTGAAGCAGACGACAGACATGATATTTATTTAAGACCTCTTAATACAGTACAGATTACTGAAGATGGACAACCATTATTAGAAAGAGATAGATTTTCTCCAGATGAAGGAAAAGCTTTACTAGGTTCTGTTGCATTGCCACCAGAGTCTACAAGACAAGACGTTGTTGAATCACCACAAAGAATATCAGAAGATAAATATATTGCTGAAATGCCTAACGGTGCATTTTGTGTAGTGAGTCATTATGACAATGAAGTAATTAAATGTTTTAAAACAAGAGCTGAAGCTGAAAAGTTTTTAGCAAGTATGAAAAAAGCTTTAGCAGAAATGGAAGAAATAAAAGTTTCTACAGAAGAAGCTGAGTCTTTAGAAGAAATAGATTCTGATTCTTGGCGTAGTGAAAAGAAAGAAAAACCAAAAAAAGATAGAACAAACTTTCCTAGCCCTGGAGATGATAGAGCAGTAAGAATATCTAATTCTAAATACAAAGAGTTTCCATTTGCTTATGCAAAAGATTTAAAAGAGAACTGGCCTGAGATTTGGAGATTAGCTGGTAACGGTGGTAATCCTCCAACATCTTTTACAGGTAATGATGCTTACAGAAACTGGGCTAAATATAAAGCTGGCGATAGAAGTGAAGCAGTTCTTAGCTGGGTTCGTAGAAGAGAACGATACATGGGAAGACATCAAGGTAATACAAGACTTAATGGAACAATAGCAAACATTAAATGGGGTGGTGTTTCTAATATTGGCGTTCCTGCTATGAAAAAAATAATCACCGAAAGAAAAGAATTAGTTCGTAGAAGAAGAAAGAAAAGTTTAGAAGTTGCAAATGAAATACTTGATGAAGCATTTGCATCAAAGGTTTCTGCTAATGTCAGAAAGATACTTACTAACAAGGTTAAAGAACATAACGATGGAAGTCCTAAGCATAAAACAAATCTTAGAACTTTAGTTTCTGTGTTCAATAGAGGTGTAGGTGCTTATCGTACTAACCCTGGCTCAGTAAGAGGTAATGTAACATCTGCTGACCAATGGGGAATAGCACGTGTAAACGGGTTCCTTCATGCATTGAGAACTGGTAAGTTTAAGAGAAAACCATACGATACCGACTTGCTGCCTTCTTCACACCCTCTCTCATCTAAAAAAAGTGGGGAGAAAGCATCAAGCGTTAGAGTTGGTCAATCTGTCAGTTGGTCAATAAATAAGGACCCCGACCCACCTTCAACAGTACATGGTGTAGTAGTATCAGTCGATGGTAAAGAAGCTACAATGCAGGTTTGGGCAATATTAGAAAGTGGTAAACACAAAAAAACAGATAGAAGTGTAACCATGCCAATATCAAAGCTAACTGTAATTAAAGATATAACAAAAGAAAAGACACTAAATTCAGACACCTCTGTTTAAAATAACTTTATATAACTGTAATTACAGAGGAGCATTTGCATGCAAGAAAGAGAAGTAAAGAATATAGACTTTAAATTCGATGAAGACTCCGAAGGTAAAGTCTCTGCTGTCTTTTCTGTTTTCAATAATCTAGATTCCGATGGGGACATTGTTCTCCCAGGTTCAATAAAATCAGGTTTTAATTCTGGTGATGTACCTATGGTATGGGCTCATAAATGGGACATGCCTATTGGAAAAGGTTATATCAGAGAAGATGGTGAAAAGGCTACATTTGTTGGAGAGTTTTTCATGGACACAGATTCTGGACAAGAAGCCTACAAGTTAGTAAAAAACATGGGTGACCTACAACAATGGTCATTCGGATACAGAGTCAATGATTCTGAGTTTGGTAAACATAAAGATATGAAATCAAATGAAGAAGTTGATGCAAGATTTTTAAAAGATTTAACTGTATTTGAAGTATCTCCAGTACTAGTTGGTGCTAATCAAGATACTTACACATTGTCAATTAAATCTAACAATGAGCTTTTGAAAGATATTGTTAATGAAAATAATGACGAAGAAAAGGCTGCTATGGATAAAGATATGTTTGATAATCCTGGTGAAGCTATGAGTAGGTCAAAAGAATTATCATGTGCAGTCGGCGTACATAAACACAAAGTTGATGGAAAAGATTTATTTATGCCATGTAAGACACATGAAGAATATGAAGAGGCAATAGGTAACGGTAAAGATGCTGACAACATTGACGCTAAAACTCACACAGAGCAACACGCTGCTATGGAAGCTCTAGGAAATATTACTGAAGAAATGAAAGAAATTCTTGCTGCTATTCCTAAAGACGAAAATGCAGACTTACCACAATGGTGGGTTGACATGTTAAGAGAGATAGCTGAAAAAATGAAAGTGGCTAAGGATAATCTTGTAGAACCTAAGCCAGAAAAAGTATTAGAACAAGTGTATGAAGACCCTGCAAAAGCATTAGCTGAAGCAGATGCCGAAGGAAAGACAATAACAATTGTTGAATCTGAAGGTAAGTCTTATTACAAAGTAAGTGAAAGTGTTGAAGAAGAAACGCAAGATAATGTTTCTTTTTCACAACAAGTCAAAGATGTGCTTGCTGCATTTAACGACTTGATGGCACGAGCTACCGCCATTGCGATGTTGCGTGCTAAGGATGGAAGGAAACTAGGTATGAAAGCTACTGACGCTCTTAGAGCGGTACAGGAAGATTTACAAGATGCCTGGTCTGAAGTCGATGAATTCATAACTGAATTCGGTGCTATCGATTCTGCTGCTGTAGAAGAACTAGAAACCGAAGTAGAGGAATCTGCTGAGGAAGAAGCTTCTGCTGGAGAAGAAGTCGAGACTGAAGTGACAGAAGAACCTGTCGATAAAGTCGAAGTAATCGAACCTGAAGTAATTGAAGAGGAAGAAACTGAGGAAGAGGTTGAACAGGAGTTAGTTCCTGCTACAGCTGAAACCGAAGAAGAAGTCTCTTCTGATACTGAAGAAGAGATTGTTGATGAAGAATCAGATGCACTATGGGCTGAAGGTCAAGCATTAATTGCAGAATCTTTGGAAGCCGATTTAATCGAAGAATAATCAAAATATATAACAGGAGATTAAGTTAAAAAATGAGTAGACCAAAAGAACTCAAAGAACAAATTGCTAAATCTCGTGAAGAGCTTAAAGCTGCTTTTGATTCACAACAAGACGGCAAGTACTCTGCTGAGGCCAAAGAGAAAATCAAAGGTCTCAACACTGAACTAGCTGGACTTGTTGATGATTTAAAAATCGAAGAAGCAAAAGCTCAAAACGAAAAAGCAATGGAAATCAATGATACACCTGTTAACGCTATTCCAAATGCAGACGTTCAAAAAGCTGGAGTAAAATCCATCGGTGAAATGTTTGTTGGAACTGATGCTTATAAAGCATACAATGACAATGGCGTAAAAGGTGTAGATTCCAATGTTGAATTCAAAACAACTTTGAATACAACAGGATATGCTCCTGAGAGCCTTAGAGCTCCAGGAATCTTGGAGACAGCTCTTCGTAATCCAGATAGCGTTATTGGATTGTTTGACCAAATTCAAACTAACCAAAATGCATATGTGTATTTAGAAGAAACAACATTCACCAACAACGCTGGTGCAGTTGCTGAATCCACTGACATTAGTTCTTCTAATGAAGGTGCTTTAGCATTTACAGAAAGAACAGAATCCATCAGAAAGATGGCTACTTTCTTGCCTGTAACTGACGAGTTGTTAGCTGATGTTGCTGGAATTCAAGGATATGTCAATTCAAGATTATCAACAATGATGAAATTGAATCTTGACAACCAATTAATCAATGGTAGCGGTTCAGCTCCTAACTTGACAGGTGTGTTACAAAAATCAGGAATTAACACATTTGACTATACAGGTGACCCATATGGTGGGGAACTTGGAAAGTTAGGTCAAATTTACCAAGCTATTACCGAAATTAGAAAAGATGCATTTGTTGAACCAGATGCAATCGTAATGCATCCATCAGACTGGTATGACCTAGTTACATCAGTTTCTGAAGTAACAACAAGCGGTTCTAAGAACCCATTATTTGTTGTTGCTGGTGGATTCGGTGATGCACCTTCTCCAAAACTATGGGGACTTAATGTTGTTCCTTCAACAGTTATTGCTGCTGGAACAGTATTAGTAGGTAAATTCGGCGGTGGAGACGCAGCTCAAGTAATTATGAGAGAAGGCGTTGACCTTGCTGTTTCTGATAGCCATTCAGATTTCTTTGCGAAGAATCAATTGGCAATTAGATTGACAATGCGTTTAGGTTTTGCAATTTACAGACCAACCGCATTCTGCTCAATTACAAATATGTAATTAGTATTTGTTTTTTGGGGGTGGTTCGTACTGCCCCCAAAAACATTAAGGAGTAAAAGATGGAACAAAACCCAAGAACAAGATTAAATCCTTTTGGCATGATACAAAGAGATAAAGAGTTCTTTGATAAGTCTCAAGAGATTATTAACAGTTTCAGGAAAGTGGAGCCTGAATTAACACAGGAGAAAAATGCCTTACCACAAGAAGCCGAAGAAGAGTAAAAAACCAAAGAAGCCAAGAAAGTAAGGTAGGATAGATTATTATGTACACAGTATTAGAAGAGAACGTTTATAGACTACCTGACGGAAAAATCTGGAAAGGTGCCCCTGCTGATTTACCATTTGCTCAAGCAGATTTAATTGCTAAAGCTGGTAAAGAATACCCAACTGAGTGGTTAAAAGAGCAAGGTGCTTTAGAAGAAAAGAAAGCCCCTGCTAAGAAAGCTGCTCCAGCAAAAGCAAAAGCACAAAAGCCAGTAGAAAATAAATCTGTCAAAGTAGAAGAATCTAAATCAGAAGACAAGTAACACAGGAGGTCTAACTCATGGCTTTCTGTACAGCTGCAAATGTAGAACAGTATGTTCAATTTGCATTATCTTCAGATTTAGAATCACATCTTACAGATAACAT